GGTATTTAATAAAAAAGCATTGTATATATTCATTAGAGAACAAATAGATGTAAAAACACCCAAAATTACTAAAATCATAGATGATTTATATGATATATTTAAACGTAATTATGTGTTTTATATAGAAAATGGATATATAAAATTTGAATAAACTCATATTTATAACAAAATGTAGATATGAGTCAATTAGATAATTTAATATTTAAAAATAAGAAATTTTCGGATATTTTAGAGGAAATTTATGAGAATCAAAGAAAAAAAGAAAAACAAATTTCTGCTCTTATTTCTGAATTAAAACCTCTTATTAACGATATAGGTGATGCTACTCTAGTTGTTCCTCTCATTAAGGAATATATGGAGATAGGTATCAAAAATGATGAACAACTCATCAAAATGGCTACTATTATACAACGTGCTTTACAGACCCAAGCTACTACTGGTGGTGAGTTAATGTTAACTGATGAAGAAAAAGCACAAATATTAGCTGAAGTAGATAAACTTAAACCCCAAGAATAATGCCTATCAGAACAGGTTTAGGTTCCAAATTTAACCAATTTACTCCTTCTACAAATGGAAGAGGGTTACAAGTTTTTCCTGTTAGGGTTAAAAAAATAATATTGGATGATAAAACTGAACCTGAATTATTCAAAAAATACGGAGAATGGAATTCTATAGGATTAATCTTATATGAAGATGCTAAAAATCCTTTAAAAAATGATGATACTAGATATTTAGATAATTTTGCTTACCCCCTGTTTCCAAATATAAAACATTATCCTTTAATAAATGAATTAGTATATATAATAAGACTTCCATCTCCCGATATTCAGTCTAATACTAATAATTTTACTACTTATTATTTCCCCCCAATAAATAATTGGAATAGTATTCATCACAACGCTATCCCTAATAATGTTTTTAATTCACTATTACCTGAAAGTCAACAAAAAGATTACACCCAAATAAATTCAGGTAATGTTAGGAGAGTAACTGATGGATCTACTGAAATTCCGCTAGGAAATACTTTCGTTGAAAAAACAGATATAAAATCATTATTACCGTATGAAGGAGATGTAATATATGAAGGAAGATGGGGTAATAGCATAAGAATAGGTAGTACAGTAAATAATGCTAATATAGTTAATAATTGGTCTACAAGTGGAAATAATGGTGACCCTTTAATTATAATAAGAAATGGCCAATTTAGTGATGGAAAAGACCCATGGGTACCTATAGTAGAAGATATAAATAAAGATAAATCAAGTGTTTATATTACTTCTACTCAAAAAATCCCTCTAAAAGCAGCCCAAACTAATTATAAAAGTTATACAACAGAAACTCCAACTTCACCCGATCAATATTCAGGGAACCAGATTATCCTGAATTCAGGGAGATTAGTATTCAATAGCAACTCAGATCATATATTGTTAAGTTCTGCCAAAACTATTAGTTTTAATGCAGTGAAAGGATTTAATTTTGATACTGATAAAAATTTTATAATTAATTCAAAACAAATAAAATTAGGTAATAAAGATGCTACTGAACCTCTATTATTAGGTAATAAAACTATTACGTTATTACAACAAATTTTAATTAGCTTACAGTCATTAGCCAATGCTCTACCTACTGTGGGGACCCCAGTCCCCGGGGCACCTAATATAGCAGTAGCATCAACAGCTGCTAATTTATCTGCTACCTTAAGTCAATTAATTCCACAATTAGAATCTTTAAAATCTAAACAAAATTATACTTTATAATGTTTGAGAGTATAATATCAACCTTAGTAGTTAATGCTATTAAAACAGCAGTTAAATCTTCTATTAGAATAGATGAATTAACCAATAAATTGAAGGAGTCATGTCCATCCCAACAAGAACTTCAAAAAATTGTAAATCAAAAAAATCAATTATCACAAACTTTAGGATTAGTTCAAACTAATTTTACAACCTTAACCAGTATAACTGGTACTCTTGATAAAATTATTCCTCCTATAAATAATACTATTACTATTATAAAAAATATACCAACACCTGTAGCTATAGGTGGTATTGGTGTTCCTATGAATCTAATATTAAAATTATCTGATACTTTAGAGAAATTAAAAGATTTAGTTCAACAGGGAAAAATATCTATAAAAGGAGCTCAACAAGCTTTTGGAATAATATCTACTAATATTGCAACTGTACAAAATAAATTAAATCAACTAGATGTTGCCGTAACAATATGTGCTGCCCAAACCGGATTTAGTGGAAGTCTATCTAATGGAACTTCAGGAATTACTCCTTCACCATTGATAAATGTTACTTTAAATGAGGAATTAGAAAATAGATTATCAATAAATTCAATTAATCCATTAAACTATAAAGGGTGGAGATTAATTTTACAAACTGATCCTAATAATAAACTTTCATTTCCTCGAAGAAGAGTTATAGCCCAAAGAAAACCTTTAGGACAATCGGGAATAGAAACATTAATTAGTGACTTCGGACTTCCGGGTTCTAATGGATATTCATATAGTTCAGATACACAAGTATTAGTTAATGATATAAAATTTAAAATAGACAATCCTAATTGGAAACCAGAATCTGTATTAGAATCTATAGATGAAATTAATGCTGCCGCTGAAGAAGCTGCAGCCCAAGCAGCTGAAGCGGCGGCCGAGGCTGCTCGTCAAGCAGAAGAAGCTAGACGAGGAAAAGTAATATTCTTTGGGCAAACCGGAGCATTTGAAAATTTACCAATTGGTGACTTTGGAGGGTATGAAGCAGGAGAATACCCAGTTACTAATGAAGCTCCAGGTATGACTGAAAATGGTTCTAGATTAATATCCTCAGTACGAGTAGGAAGGGGAATAAGAATAACTATATTTTATAATGATTTTTTCTTAACTAAGCCCGGAATATCCCAAAACGATTCTAATTTGCAGAATTTAAGTCGAAGATCATTTGAACATTCTTTTAATGCCGAAGAAGATTATGTTGAATTTTATATTGGGGATGAATTTAATGATCATGTAGATAGTTTTATTATAGATAAACTTCCTGGAGGGACAGTCACTGAATTTCCCCCCGAAAGATTAGCTATATATGAACCTACTTGGATCTTAAAACGTAAGAGTTGGAAAGAATTACAAGAATTGGTTATTAATCCAAACAATAATGCTTTACCTCCTGTTCTTGGAGGAATAATTGAGAAAATAATTCGTTTTGATGGTTATGTATATGAAAAACCAGATAATAGATTTGTAATTGTAAATAAAGATAATTTATCTGAACAAGATAAACGAAAATTAATATATTTTAGAGGATCAACAGAAGAAAATGCAATAGATAAAGCTATAGATGCATATAATTCTAATATTCCATGGTTTGCTAAATGGAATTTTTTCACTTCAAATACACCTAATAATCAACATACTATAAGATATAAGCAAACATTTAATATATCATTTGGTGCACTTACATATAATATTACTACTCCAAATTTATATACTAGTAATAGTACTTCGCCTTCAAATAATAAATGGTCTATTTTACCATGGGGTGGAAGTATTAATGTTACCGGAGGTGAATTTTATATTGAAAAAATATCTTAAAATTTAATATTTATAGACATGAAACAATCAGACTTTAAGAAAATTATAAAAGAAGCAGTAAAAGAAGCAATTCAAGAAGAATTAAAAGATATTCTTCTAGAAGCAGTACGTCAACCTAAAACTATAGTTAAAGAAGCAATTACTCCTACTTATAATACAGAACCTTTATATACAAGAACTGGAGGAATTTCAACTAGTGGTATAACAGATATATCTAATGCTTTGTCTAGCAGACAAGCAATAATGGGGATGTTAGATGATATGAAAACAGGTACAGCCAAATTTACCACAAATAATCTTCAATATACTCCTCCACCAGTAAATACAATTGGTGAAGGAAGTAAATTACCAGATGGAGAAGTAGGATTAGATCAAATAATGGGATTAATGAAATAAAATGGCATATAGGATATATAATAAATTTCCTGAAGATTTACAAAAAGGACGTAGAGCCATAGGTGTAAGTCTTCCTTTTACCGGAAGACCTTCAAATCCATACATAAATGATGATGATTATATTAAGTTATCATCTGGTTCATTTTCATCTACAGGAAATGTAGGTTCTGATGCTGTTTTTAATCCTACTTATACTACAAAAGATCAAATTAAAAGTAATTTAATAAATTATTTTTTAACTAATAAAGGAGAAAGAGTATTTAATCCTTTTTTTGGAGCTAATTTACGAGCTCGTTTATTTGAACAAATAACTGCAGGAAATGCTAATACTTTAAAAAAGCAGGTTGAAGATGATTTAAAAACGTTTTTTCCTTTAGTTAGTATTCAAAAATTAGAAGTAATTAATAATGAAGACGAAAATTCATTTACTGTTGCTTTAACATATAATGTAGTAAACTTTGGTATCTCCGATACTATCAATTTAACAGTACAATAATGGCCGAAATTAGAGATATAACATATATAAATAGAGATTTTGCTGATCTAAAAACTACCCTTATAGATTATGCTAAAACCTATTTTCCTAATACTTATAATGATTTTACCCCATCGTCAACAGGAATGTTGTTTATGGAGATGGCGGCTTATGTGGGTGATGTTTTATCTTTTTATCTTGACAATCAAATCCAGGAAACTTTTATTCAATATGCTAGACAAAAAGAAAATTTATTTAGTTTAGCATATATGTTAGGTTATAGACCTAAAGTTACAACGGCAGCCTCCGTTAATCTTGATTTTTATCAAATCGTTCCTTATGTAACTGTGGGTGCTACTCGAGTACCTGATTACAATTACTCATTACAAGTATTAGAAAATACTAGAGTTTCAACCGCTGGTGCTAATGCTACAAATTTTATAATCCAAGATAAAATAGATTTTTCTTATAGTAGTTCTTCAGACTCTACAGAAGTTTCTGTGTACACTATAGCGGGTAATCAACCTACCTCTTTTTTATTAAAGAAAACAAGAAAAGCTATATCTGCTACTATTAATTCTACTACTTTTACATTTGGAACGCCTCAACGTTTTTCAACTGTAGATATTAGTGCAGCCAATATAATAGGAATATTAGATATAACAGATAGTGATGGGAATATATGGTATGAAGTACCTAATCTAGCACAAGATTTAGTATATGATACTATTCGAAATACTAATCCTAATGACCCAAATTATTCTTCAGACACAGATGTGCCTTATTTATTACAAGTAAGATCAATTCAAAGGAGATTTGTAACCAGATTTTTAAATGATACTACTCTACAAATCCAATTTGGATCCGGTACAACTAATAATGTAGATGAAGAAATAATTCCTAATCCTAATAATGTAGGCTTAGGATTACCTTTTGAACAAGATAAGTTAACAACCGCATTTTCTCCTTTAAATTTTATATTTACAGATTCTTATGGTATAGCACCCGCTAATACCACATTAACGGTTAGATATCTAACAGGTGGTGGATTATCAGCTAATGTTGCTTCTAACACATTAACCGTTTTAGATACTACAGGAGTAACATTTATAAATTCAAATTTGACTAATACTGTTGATGCTCAAAATACTTTTAATTCTATAGCAGTAACTAATCCTGTAGCCGCTGCTGGTGGTAAAGATGGTGATACAGTTGAAGAATTAAGATTAAATTCTCTAGGGACATTTCAAAATCAATTAAGAACTGTAACTAAAGATGATTATTTGATTCGAGCATTAAGTATGCCTCCTGAATTAGGTTCTATATCTAAAGCATTTGCTGCTCCTGAAACTATTCAAGAATTAACTATAGGAGAATTACCTACAGTAATGACTTTGTATGTTTTAGGATATGATATCAATAAAAAATTAACTACTGCATCTACAGCCTTAAAACAAAATTTAAGAACCTATTTATCACAGTATAGAATGATAAATGATTCTGTAAAAATTAAAGATGCTTTTATCATTAATATAGGAATTAATTTTGATATAATTACTTATCCTAATTTTAATAATAATGAAGTTATTTTAAGATGTATAAATGCTTTAGCTGATTATTTTGCTATTGATAAATGGCAAATTAATGAACCTATTATAATAAAAGATTTATATATTCTTCTAGATAAAGTAGAAGGAGTACAAACAGTAAAAAATGTTGAAATAATAAATAAAACAGGATCATCATTGGGGTATAGCGATTATGGATATGATATAAAAGCAGCTACTTTAAATGGAGTAGTTTATCCTTCTATAGATCCTATGATTTTTGAATTAAAATATACTCAACAAGACATACAAGGTCGCATAGTAACATTATAATATGGCAATATATAAAATATTCCCGTCTAAAGACGCTACTATATATTCTCAATACCCTGTAATGAATACAGGTAGAGATGAAATTTTAGAAGCTAGATTAGAAGTAAATGGAACTCCTAATCCTTTACCTCAAACTAGTAGATTTCTAATCCAATTTGATACTACTGAAATAAATAATATTATTTCTAGTAAAATTAGTGGATCAACTTGGCAATCTAATTTAAAATTATTTGCTGCTAATATTGAAGGACTAAATACTTCTACTACAATAGAAACCTACCCCGTCTCAGGGTCATGGAATATGGGATTAGGTAAATTTGGAGATGACCCTTCGGGATCAAACGGAGTAAGTTGGTTATATCGTGTTTCTTCAGGCAGTCAACCTTGGACTACTAGTGGGTTTTCATCATTTGTAACAGCTTCATATTCTTCATCTACTGACCCAGGAGGTGGTACATGGTATACCGGTTCAGCTAATAATACAGTTTTACCTTTATCTAGTTCTCAAGAATTTTCATTCTATAC